CTTCGGCTAGATAAGATTCAAAATCTTCGTCAGTTTCAATATCTTTGATTTGTTTCGCTATGATCGCTTCAACTTCTTCGTTGAGTTCGAACACGCTCGCCATTGCTTCCATGCGGCGATTATAGTGTTCAGCGGCTTTACGCGTTTCCAAGTCAGACTTCAGAGCAATGAGAGATTCGGTCGCAGAAGCAAGTTGCTTTTTAAGTTCTTCCATTTCTTTCTTGTATTCATCTTCCCTCTCTTTAGCGGCTTCACTGGAAGATTTCCAATCTTTAGCAGCGTCTTCAAGAACGGTGACAAATTTTTCGCCTACAGTAGAAGCGGTTGATTCGTTAATATCGAAAGAACTAATCTGTTCTTCGATGTGCTTTTTCAATTCGTTAAATTGCTCTTCGGTCATAATATCACTATTATCGTTTTTATCGTTTACAGGAATTTCTCCGTTTTCGGAACTTTTTTTATTACTATTGGATATTTTTTCTCGATCTTGTTTGTTAACCAAATCTACTAAGGCATATACCCCTTTTACTTCAGCAGCGGGATTTTCAGTCAAAGCCGCTCCAACTGGAATTATTTTTCCATCAAACAATCTACTAACAGGCTCGTCTTTTTTGCCTCCTTTTCCACCGCTTGATTTTAATTCCTTATCATACTTTTCGTATCCGGCAGTGCCTTCTTCGTAAACGTCACATTCTGATAACAACTTGCTGCCAACACATACTTTATATTTTGAAAATGCAATTTCCCAAGAAGAAGAATAAGCCTGATAAGAAGGATCTTCTGGATCAGAAGCCTTCATTATCGCTTTAGCCAAATCTGGATACACATGTTTGTATATGACAGCGGCTACTGAAATAAAGAATGGGTCTTCTCTATCTAAAAAATCCTCTACTGAGTTTTCCAAGTAATCTGGTTCTTTATCTGTAAAACTTGCGTTTACAATGTGACCAACAATATCAGGCTTAAAATGTTCAACATTCAAAGGCTTATGTATGAACTTTTTAATTATTTGAGCAGCACGGACAGTATCAATCCCGTCTCCATTTGCGTTGAACTTATTCACAACGCCCAAATTGAAAACAACTGGAAGAAGATCAAATGATTCACTTACATCTACTTCTTTTGGAAAAAGGCTACTAGCCTTAGAAATAAAAGCCGCCTTTGATACTCCCATTTTATCATAGTCAGAAGAATCAATCGCACGAATGATGCCTGTTAATTTAAATTTATTATTTGACATTATCTATTTTTGTGGAATGGTAAAGAAGAGCAGCGGCATAGTCATCAAGCTGATGCTCTGCTGCAAGACTTAATACACTAGGATGAGTGCTTAAAGTTAAAAGTTTTGAGTTATTTAAAATAACTTCTTGTAAATCTTGCTCCCAATCCTTAGCGTCAGAATTTATGATTACTGCACTACAAAGATCAGTTATAAGCTTTTTCTTTTCTTTGTTGAAGCGTGTAATTCCTAATTCTTTTTTGTAGATTTGTTTAGCTGTAGATTCAAGACCCTTAGCTGCTTCTACCACTTTGATCAAAGAAGAGTTAGAATAAGAGACGGTTCCCATCGGCCTACCGCCAGAAGGAGCGGATACGGTTGCGGATTTCTTTTGGCTCATGCCTGTTGTTTTCTTTTTCTCATTGGGAATTTTGTTTATTGAAATAGCTTCAACATCTTCTGCGTCTTCGCCCACATCCTCCTTTATGAGTGCCTGACCACCAACGATAGGAACATAATATCCCTTTTCTCTGGCTTTGAGATATTTCATTTGAGAAGCCTCCATTTCTTCAGATTTCGGGAAGTGACCTTTATTAATGGTTTCCATTCCTTGCTCTGGAGTTAGAACGCCAAGCTCCATCATACGAGCAATAAGCCTTTGAGAACTTTCTTTTGCTATTGTCTCCTTTTTGTTAAAGACAGCTTTTGGAACTTCTCTGAAGCCCATTTTTCTACAAACCTTGTTTATCTCAGGTTGTAAGAAATCTTTTAGAAATCTTGATCTTGAATCTTCAAGTCTCTCGAAAAATATTTGAACTTTTAGTTCTGTATCAGAATACTTAGATTCTCCAAGAAGAATGTTTCCTAAACCTTCTTGAATATCTTTGTTAAGAACCTCATATTTCTCTTTGCCCATGACCTTTTTAAGATCAGGCTGTAAGAACTCACCCTTAGTGGTGTAATCAGAAACAATAGCTCGACCAACGCTATTGCTTTCAAGCAATTCACGCATTGCAGCTACGTTCTTATGATTGATTCCTCCTTTATCTGGTTCTGCGCCCATTGTGATAAGAAGAATAACATTTTCAATAGAGCGAGCCATAGCTTGATCTATCTTTTTAAGTTCTGCCTTTTTGTTTAGATCATCAAGAACAGAAAAGCCTAATGGAACAGCCAATGGTTCGTAATCCTGCTTTTTGTAAAACACAGGATGAAAAAGTTCTACGTCTAAGTCTAGTAGAATCTCTTGATTCAAAGTGTTGACTGCATTGTAAGACTCAATTTGTCTTTTAACCTTTTCAGAAAGTCCATCGTAAATTTTCTGAGCTTCTGGATCGTCTTCTCTGTGCTTGAGTCTAGCAATTTCAAAAGGCGTAAGTGTTTTAGTATAAGCAAAGCTACCAAAAGCCAATTGATCTGCCACTTTGATATCAGATGGATTTAAAAGAATATATTTTACTGGAACCTTTTCTTTGGCAGCATTAGAAGTAAGCCCAAAGTTAGTTATTGTTTTAGGCATGACGTTTGCATCCAATTGGTAAAAGTATACATTGCCAGAGCGATAATACTCTCTAAAAAATTGTTCTTTTAGATCGTGAATGCGAATAAGATTTAACCAAGAATTAATAAATTTACGACTCGATGCGTTTCCACCTTTTAAATGAAGCTCTGAATCTGCAAATTCAGAGAGAAGATCAATAGTGCTTCTAAAGACAGCAATATTAAAGTAAGCCTTTTGACAAAGAAGAACGGCATCAGAAACTCCAACGCAATCACGGCTATAGTGAAACGGAAGTAAACCTTCGTCAATATTAGCATACTTATCCCTTATCCCTCCAGTAGCAACAAGGTTTTTGCTTCTGCTTTTCCGTCTTCCGCTTGGATTGCTTAATCTACTAGCACTAGCGTTTGATTCTAAATCTAGAAGCGGATCTCCAAATGTAAACGGCTCAAAATCCGTATTAACATTTTCTACAGGTTTTGCGGGTGTAGGGTTTTGCAGCTTTCCTTCTGATAAGTTGTTCCAGTATTCTAGATTACGTTTTTTATAGGGACGCTTTGCCATGTCTACTTTTACACAAAAAGTCACTAAAGTTAAAAAATTGTTGACTTTTATATCTTTCTGTATCTATTTTAAATGTCTCGAAACGAAAAAACAATTTCAAAATTTTGTAACATTTAACTATGGTTAGCGCATAAGATATCAATCCATCATTCTTTGAGTGTAAATTAAAGTATGCATTGCATCAAGATCGACAAGAATATTGTTATAGATAAAGATTTTGAACCGTTCTTCGAATATGCGAAAAATTACATTATAAAAAACGACGGACAGCTAATCATTAAGAATGTAAAATATTTAAGAGAAGGAGGAAGGCACAGCGGCTCTTGCGACGGAGAACAAATTATTATAGCGGGTAAATGCAATAAATTTAAACAGGTTTTCGTGCATGAGTTCGCCCACTTTACTCAAGCTGTAGACCAAATGCCATTGTGGGAAAGCGGGTTGGACACTGCTCCTTTTTGGAAATGGTTAGAAAAAAAAGAAAGCAAAGACGGCATAATATTGTGGGACCATCTAGTAGACATTGTTCTTTTAGAGCGAGACTGTGAGCTAAGGTCATTGAAGCTTATAGAAAAGTTCAATATTCCAATTTGTCCTAAAGAATATGCCAAATGTGCGAACCTTTATTTATACTATTACCACTTCTGCTTTTTAAAGAGAAGATGGGTGAGTAACTATTCCAAAGTTTACGAGTCAGAGCTTTTCGCTAAGATACCCGAAAAAATTATTCCAAAGTCAAAATTGTTAAAGATTGACATGGATATTATGAAAATGTTTCAAGACGTTTTAACTTGAAGACTTATCGTTTGAAGTAATTAAAAATACCTTTTGTATAAATGTCTTCTAAGATTGACTTTTCTCTATAAAATACTGTTTCATCATAATTAGAGCCGAAATAAGGCTCAGTGATAACAGAAGGACAATGAGTGCTTGAAAGAAAGCCCGAGCCTCTATCGCTAGAAGTTTTAGCTTTGATGCCCCTATTTTTCATTTGTGGAGTCTCTTCTGCTTGGGCTTTCAGCAAAGAATCCGCCAACGCTTTAGACGAGTTGCTGTTATGCCAATAAAGATACTCGTAGCCAGCGGCGCTTGGAGATGCACTATTGAAATGCAACTCAAGGGCTATATCAGAATTATATTTTTTGACTTCACCAGCAATCCAAGACATAGCAGAACTATATCCACTACCTTGATAATAATCAAACACCTTGCTTTCAATTCCAACTTCAGATAGTTTTTTTTGCAATCCATAAGCTATAGCTCCATTATAGGTATGCTCTGAAACACCGTCTGTATTAATCGCGCCGCTATCGCCGCTTCTACTATGCCCTACACAAATAGCAACTTTTTTTCCGGTTGGTTTAACTGGAGGATCAATTGGTCTATCAGGCTCGCTGTTATTAGCAGTATCCTCTTGTCCCTTAATCTCGTCTAATATTGATTTAAATTTACCGCTTTGCCAAGCCATTGACCTTTGAATATCTTCAAGCATTTCATACTGATCTTTTGAAATTTTCATCACAATAAATTACACATTATATATCCTGTAAATAAAAATAAATACATGTAAATTCTGTGTAATTATAGTAAATGACACGATTTTTATTTTTGCTTTACCCGATAATAATATTATTCCTTTCTAGTTGCGGAGATAGTAACCAGAAAAAAAATAGACCGATAACAAGAAAAGAGGCTATTTCTGTTCAAAAGATTGTTTTTAAAAATATTTACGAGGGAGTGCCTAAGTGGGAAGAGCCTACAAAAGAAGGCGTAATAGAAGGTTTCAATAAATCAGAAGGCGCTCATAGATACAAGACATTTTTCGAGGAGTCCGATAATGGGATAGGGCTGCGAGTAACCTATTTTCCAATGAAATTCGGACCTCGATGGACCCCGCATTATGGAGGGCAGACTTTGGGGTATTTTCAGAGAGGCGTAGGCATCTTAGCACCGTCAGTGGGTTTCACGGATATGTTTCAAAATGATCCCAAATCTTTGTCAGACGTAGCCGCGCATGAAGCCGACCACTTCTTTGGAAGAGAGCATACTAAAGATTATATCGGGTGGAAGCCTTGGCCTACAGATCCAGTGGATTAATTATGCTCCGAAAGGAGTAAAGGTGTCAAATATCTGCTTCTCTTCCTCTGTGTTCATTGCATCAAAGTAAGTCTTTATGAGCCAATTACCCAAGACCAAAGCAGAGTAATTATCTTTTCTTGGTTTATTAGGACCAGTTTGACGCGACATGTGAGGGGGCAACCTAAAGGTCTGAGAGCCTTGTGGGTTTGTCACAACTTCAACATTTGCACATTGCTGTTTAGTCTGTTCTATTTTAGAAACTTGATGATCTAAGAAATCAATCTTAGCAGCGCCAGACGATTGTTTTTTTACCCTAGTATCCCATTTTAAATCTTCAATAGGAATATTCTTTTTTCGCTGCTTGTTGAAATTTTCATCATGGGCTGGAGCCGCGAAAAGTATTCTTTTATGGTCAATATTAGCTTGAAGTAATTCATTGGCTTGCCTGATCCAATTAGAAGAAGGTTTTCTGAAAATGCAATACTTGTGTTGAGTCGGAGCTAATTCTCTTTTGAAAGTATTTAAATCTTTAACGTATGTCTCAGGTTTATCAAACTCACCTTCTGTTTCTATTGCACTAAGATGAATTTTATTATCCTTGAATAATTCACTCTCATTACAAGCAGAAATAAACTGAACGCCGCCAGCATAATCCAATACAACACATTGCACATTAAAATTACTTATTAGATAATGGAAATATTGAATATGTTTTTTCAATCCTGTTCCAGCAAGACCGTAAGCATGGACCAGACAGCCCTTTTGAGAGCTTTCATCTAATTCGAATACTTCCATAGCAAAATCATCAGAACCGCTGTCCTCAGACCAAGAGGGGTCTATTGCGACCACATACTTACGGTCAGGGTTTCCCGCTATCTGAACGAAAGGCGCATCTCCGTCTGGAACTGTGCAAGCTGCCATTTTAGAAAGTTTAAAATATGAATCTGATTCTGATACGAATTGACCTCCATATTCTTTGTTGAATATTGCCTCAGACATAGTTTGTTTTGCTACTTGAAGCTGATTTTTGTCATAAAGAGCCTTTGGCGCACAATCGTAACTCAACTGAAAGATGATCCTGTAAGCATCTGAATCAAACTGTTCATTTTCATCGGTTCTTATATCAACACCCAGTATAGCGTCTCTGTATTGACAGTAAAGTTCATACATATACTCAAAAGTATAAGAAGGAGAAGAAAGCATAATTAATTTGTTGTTGATCCATTTATATCTATCTTCCTCCTTCATTTTGCCACTGGCAATCAATTCGTCTTCTAAGAACGCCAAATCTTCTCGTTCTGTTGGGTTGTCGATAACCCCAAGAAAAGGTAAAATAACTTCTTGAAAAATATTTTTTGGGATATTTAAAAACTCGTCCAATAGTAGAACAGAAAAACGAAAACCTCTAAGTCGTGAACCGTCTGCTAAAGGTAGCGCCATAGCTTTGCTCATTCCACAACTCAAAGTCCACTGATCTGTTCCTTTTTGCAAAGTAAACAAAGGAGATGCCATAGCAGCGGCTGGTTTCTTTAATATGTCCTCACATTTTTGCAGTATAAATTTTGCTTGTCTAAAACCGCTAGAAAGAACTCCAATATTTATACCCTGTCTAAACATTAATTGAAGCATCACATAAATCGCAGCAGACCAAGTTTTAGACATACCGCGAGATAACACAAACATTGAGAAGTCACCAATCATCATGCCTTTGATAAGCATTGCTTGAAAGGGGAAAAGTTTCATCCCAATAATCATCTCTGATGCCAAGGAAATATTATTTCTTAAAAATTTACACAAAAGAACTTTAGCTTCGCCCTCTTGGATGAAACCCTTCTTCTCTAATATTTCTTCGTTTATAGCCCTCGCAGAATATTCCATGCGATGACTTTGAATTCCTTTACTCCAAGCCATGTCTTTGATCTAAAAAATATTGAAAATCACAATCCCATAAAATAGGACCATTAAATAATATACGTTTTGTTATATCGTTCGCTTCTTCTCTGCTATCGCAGAATACAATTTGACTAACATCAGAATAAGACAAAAGAAAGTCTCTGAGATTATGAAAGATATAATTTAGTTTGGAAGGGTGCCTAGAACTTTCATTTTCTTGTTCTATTTGCTTTATGCTTGCTTCAACAACTACAAAAAGATAAGAATCAAACTGTTTTGCTCTTTCTACTTCTTGTTTAAATCTTTCATAACCTTTTCCAAATGTTCCTTTGAAATCTTCCAAGCTCTTTCTATCTACGTAAGTTTTATTAAAATAATTTCCAGAAGCAACGTAATCTCCAAAATCTAATTTGTTTATAATATTATTTTTGAATTTAAAAGGCTTTTGTTCTCTGGTGTCTACAAAGACCGTCATTTCATCTAGCCTCTCGTCTACATCCCAAAAGTTCTTAGGCAGTTTCTCTGTATATATTTGTTTTAAATTAGATTGATCAGCAAAACAAGCACAAGATTCAAATATTTTTTTTATAACATTAACGCCAGAGAGATTAGTAAATTTAAAATAATTATGACAAGGTATGAAGTCTATGTTTTTATGTTTAGCATGAGCTAAAAATTCTTCTAAATATACTTTACGAGATTCTGAAACTGGCGCAGAAGAATAATAAGCCTCTCTGTTCTCTGATGAATTGAAAAATGTAGAGAAGTATTTATCTTTGTTCTTGAATTTTATTACAGATCCATCGTATAGGTCTAAGCGAGGATGGTGGGTATGGTAATATACCTCTTGACCTCCATGAACCCTAAGATGAGAATGAAGTCCTTTTATTGTTTTAAATGTAGCGCCGCATTGTTTACATGTAACACTCATAACAGTTCTTCTTTGCTTATCCCAAAAATACGGGCCTTATATTCATCTAAGGACTCTAGCCTATCGGCTTCCGTTTCTTCTAATGACAGCCTCTGTTCTGCCATCATTACAAGCCTTTGCCTCTCTTCCTCGTCTTGAAAAGCTTCTACCAAAGAAAGAATGTTTTGAGTATTAGCTCCTTTTTTCTCTAGCTTCTTGGCTCGATCACCATTTAATTTTTGAGTCAAGCTTTCGATCCTTTTTTCGCAAGCGTTTAGCTCTTCATTTGTAGCCTTAATATGTTCAGTAAGACGCATATTAATATCTTGACTTTCTAGCTCTTCGTTTTCGAGCATATCAGTAAAGATGTCCATTCTGTTCTGAATGTGTTTGGCCCTAACGAAGTTAGAACAAATCATCATGTAAAGGTTAAGCTCGTCCGTGGTGAGATCCGGCTTATCCCATGTGGCTCTTACAAATTCTGATTCAAACAAGTCTCTATCTGAATCTGTTTTGTATGCGTTGATTGTAGTAACTAATTTATGTATGTTTAGATACTCAAGAAGCTTCTCTGTATTTTTTCTTTGTTTTGCAGTAAGCTGATCAGGGTTTTCTCTTAAATCTGTCCCGCACCATTTGTTGCACCTCCTAATCGCCATAGGATGAGATTTTGGTGAATGCCATTTTCCATCTGCTGTTTTCGCGCTTGAATCAATCACATCTGGTCTAAACTTTTCTAAAAATTCAATAACTGACCTGTGATTTGCATCTAATGATTTAACGTCAGGTGTTTGAAATACAACTCTTGCAATCTCAAGAGGAGTCATTGACGAAGAAATCTGATTAGACATCAGAACAGACTTTTGACTATCTGTTAACTCTACGTTAGTTTTTTTTGTGCTTTTGGTTGTATTATACTTCATTCCCTCTGAAACAAGGAAATCTCTAACCGCACGACCTTCTTGTGATCTACCGTCAAGGTCTTCATTTTTGAAAACGTTTTTGGTGATCTCAATCAGGTCTTGGGTGACTTTAAAAGTATTTCTAATAGCCTCCCTCTGCTCTGCCGTTAGCTCAACCATTATTCAATAATATCCTCAGATTCAAGTATTTCACGCGCTAGTTCAGCAAATCTCTTTTTTAGGTTATCTAATTGTTTATACCGCTTTTTCTTTTTCGCGCTTTCTGGTTTGAAACCCATTCTAGAAGCCACTTCATCGTCAGACTTCTTTTCTAGAAACAACATCGTGTAGACTTCTTTGTGTCTTTCGTTGTTTAATTGGTCTAACAATATTTCGTGTAATTTATCTGCGCTTTTTTCGTAATCGAATTGATCATATAATTCTGTAGAAGCAGTTACAACCCTACCTTCTAGGGGTAGAGGCAGCTTAACATCATAAACTTTTTTCTTCTTTTTTAGCCACTTAGCATAATCTGGGCATGAACTGTCTTGTTGTTTAGATTTTGTAAATGCACATCCGTCTTCAGAAACATAGTGTCTACACCTCAAACAAGGTTTAGAAAAAGTAAGGTAATGATTCCTTATTAAATTTCTAATTTGATTCTGAACGACCTGTCTGCACCAAGGTTTGAATGGTCTTTCTTGTATCCATAAATCCCATTTCTCATTGATGTGAATACGGATTATCTGTTTTACATCATCGTAATCGAACCATTGAATAGCATCCAGTTGCCATTTACTTCTATTTACATCGAGAAGCTGATCAATCTCTTCGATCTTATCTTCGAAGCTTTCTCGCATGTCATCACTTGCCGATTTCCCTGCTTTTAGTCACCCTACCAGATTCTTTCATGGTAGATTTAACTGCATCTTTCCCTTTGAACCCTTTGGGGCGATGATGCCGCACAGAAGGTGCTTGTGATCCAGCGATGGACCCGAATGTAGGAAAGCCAGAGTTGTCTACTTGAGTAGACCAGCCTTGAGATAATTTATCCTTGTTTAATTGAGGCATTTCAGATTCTTCTAAAACTTCTTCTTCTGGCAAATTAGCTTTAGAAACGATTGCGCCGCCTACGTTAAAAGGTCGCCCACATCCAGCGCAGAATTTAGGCTTAACGCTTTCAAATAAGTTTTTATGTCCACACTGGACGCAAAATTCGTGCATCATTACAAAAATTTGGTTACACGTAATTATAAATGGTTGGAAACATTATTACAATTAAATAATTTGTTCTATTTGATCTAAAACAAAAGAAATAACTTCGTCTCTTTGGATATCTTTTTTATCGAAAGCCAAATGATAAACGCCATTTTTCTTGGCTATCTCACTATCGAAAAGCTTACATAGCTGAGAAAATCCTGTATTTTTAATATCACTTTGAAAAGCGTCTCCACATATAAAAAGCTTTGTTCCTTTGTTCATTCTTGTTAGAACTGTAATTAATTCTTTCATTGTGGCATTCTGCATTTCGTCCGCTACAACAACACGCTGTTTCCAATCTTGTCCTCTAATAAAATTAACGGGAGAGCCAATCAACGCATTGTTTCTTTTAAGCCTTTGCTTGTCAGGGGTATTAAGCATTTCATCAACCTTTTCCTCTAGTGGTGCTAAGTAAGGACTGAATTTTTCGTCCTCGCCACCTTTAAGATAACCTAAGCTACGTTCGGCGGATTCAACAACGGTTCTTAGATAAAGAATGTCAGAGCAATCTCCATTGGACCATAGAGATAAAGCTGTAAAAACCGAGAGAAAAGATTTAGAAGAACCCGCTGGACCAGAGACAAAAACTATTTTAGTCTTGGGGTCTGACATGATTTTAAAAAAATCATGCTGCTTCGGAGTAAGTTGTATATGCCTCATATCAAGGCCCGACCTAGAGGTTGATTTCCCAGCCATATACCATAAATTACACTTTTAAGTTGACTTCTAGATAAAACTAATGTATCATTTTGGTATGATTTCTTTTCGCAAAACAAAAGAAGAACAAATCAACTTAACAGAAGACGAGGCTCGCGATATAGCTTGTCGTTATCTACGTAAAAAATTCTTTCCAGAACTTACAATGGTTGATATTTGGACAGAAGTTTATATCGAAAGTGA